TGAAGTTTCGTACATCTTCCAAAGAATAGTACAAGTATTTACTAAAGGGTAATCTTGTGCAACTAATTGCGTAAAATATTTTCGATCATCGCGAGAAGTTAAGTCGGGAATGTCTGTTTGTCCTGTAACATCTAAACTTACTTTTAAATCACTCGCTAGAATTGGATCAAATGGATCATCCGAAGAAGCTAAAATATTTTGCTCGAATGGTTTGTTATTGCCGGGTAAAGTAACTATTGCACCACTATACCCATTCTCGTAAATATTACAAGTATAGAGTCGGCCATTTTTAGAAGCCGCCGGAGTAGTATAATGCAAACCGTAACTCATCTACGAAGATTTAATGAGTAATTACTTCTTTGTAATGCGAGAACTAAATCATTTCCTCTAAGGGTAAACTCGCCACTTCCCCCGCCTGAATTGTTATTTGCCATTGCAGACATCGCTCCCATTTTACCAGCCTGATCAACAAACCCTCTGAATCTGTCTAATGGCAAAATAGCTTCAGGGCCAGCTTCTCCAATCATACCTATTGATGGCCCTGTTGTTATACCTCCTTCAGCGTGTTGAGGTATCATTCCCCCTAATAAAGCAGAACCTAATCCTGCACCCGCTTTCGCAGCCCCACTTGCTAATGCGGTTCCTCCTGTAATAGCCGCCATAATCGCGTCAAATATTAACGCTTTAGCTACTGCAATTCCCAATTGAATAACCATTTGTTTCAAACCTTCAGTCATGGTTTTAAATGGATCTTTTGTGTTTGCCATTTGAGCCATAATATTTCCAAATGAATTAGCCAGGTTATTCGCAACTGATGTTTGTTGTTTTAATGTTTCGGTATAATTTTTTGTTTCCTCTGTTCTCTGTGCCGTTAATTGTACTTGCGCCTCCTCAATTGCGTTGTTTTTTGGTTGAGTTAACTTTCTATCAACTTCTTCTCCGAGTCTAATTTGCGCTTCTATTTTTTCTTGTATGGCAAGTTCTTTCTCTTTTAACTTAACCATTTCTTTTTCTACCTCTAAAAGATGCTCTTGTACTGGCATCCCTTGTTCCATTCTAAACTTACCCTTGAACTCTGATGTATCTGTTAGTTTGTTTTTAACAGTAGCTTCACCGTATTTTTTAGGCTGCGTTTTTAAATCCCCATTAGTTACTTGTTTGCCTACTAAATTATCTAAAGCCTTAGTTAAGCTTGTGATATTTTGCGCTGCGTCTTTGGCGATGTCAGAATTATTTTTAATTCCTTCATTAACTAATCCTATTGAAGTATTAACCCCAATCGCCATTGGGTTAAAAGCAGATATTGAACCTTTTAAGAAAGTCCATGCTTTCTCCCATCCGCTTAAAGCTTGTATCTGTTGGCGAACAGTATTTGTTTCTGATTCTGCTTGAGCCTCATAAGCTTTACCTAAAAGAGTTGTTAAAGCTTGAACTTTTGATTTTCTAATTAAAGCTAGTTCTAAACTAGAGTTAGCTTTTTCTAATGCTTTGGTATTGTCGATGTCTATTCCTTGCTGATCGAAATATTCAGGATAAGATTTTTTAAGATTATCTAAAGCTTCTTGTCTGTGATTTCTTGATATTGTTTCATCTTCAATTGATTTAACTAAAGCTTTAACACTTGCAGCCTCTGCTTCGGCACCACCAACCGCAGTTGCCATTCCTTTCGTGTAAGAGTCTTGAAACTTATTAGCTAATTTTTCAGCTTTATCAAAACCTAAAGCAAGTTCACTTAACCCTTGATATAAAACATCAAAAATTGCAAAGAGTCCAACTCCTGCAAATGATCTTAAAATAAATTGAAACTTTCTTGCGCCTGATATTGCAGAACCAAATCCGCCATCTGTTCCACCTTTTGATTGAAGGGATTTGATAGACTCGGCAGTCTTATCGATTTCTGTTTTGACTTCTTTGAATTGAGCCGGGTTGACTGTTGCGTCTAATTCAGCTTTTAAGTCTTTAAGATAAGACTTCATTTCTCCTAAAGAAGCATTCATCTTTCCATTTGTGGAAATAACATCTTTAGTTGCATTCTCTAAACCCTTTGCTGAAACTTGTTGTTGTTTAAACGCAGCAGAAACGTTTTGCATTGAAGTTTCCGTCTGCTTCAATCCAGCAACCGCATCTGAGTTGTCGGCCGTGATTTTTATCGAGAGGACTTCTTCTGCCATTATTTATACATTGAAAAGACTTTTGATAGTTCGTCTGGTGTTAGTGGAATTCTTTTTTCACTTTCAGGATCTCCTGGTAAGGGCCAAAACTGAAATATAGTTTTATCTCCTCCGTTGGATGCATACATCATGTGTGCCAATGCACGAACCTTGCGCCACTCATTCAAGTCTTTTCTTTCGTTTCCGATTAAACAGATTTGAAATTCTTTCCATGTTAATAACCAAAACTCCGAAGGCTTTATACCACACTCCGAAGCTTTGATTAAAATATCATCCCACGTTGGGCTTAACTTTTTTTTTCTTCACTCTCAACTGTGATAGGTTCGCTTTGTTTTACGATAGTGTTATTCACTACATAATTAGCAAAGTCTATCAACTCGCCTTCTTTCGCAAATATTCCACCGTTCTCGTCTATCCAATCAAAAATGGATTCCAATTCCCAATCGGATTTGTTAGCTGCGTAATAAGCTGCTTGAATCATTAAGCCTAAAGTCTTGATGTTAAATTGCATCGAACTCAACTGACCTAAAAGACCTTCTAAGTCGCAGTTGTTTCTTTCGCAATAAACATACATTGCAAAGGTTCCCCAGCGCAATGATTTTCCGTTTTTTAATATCATATTATGGAGCGGTTACTTGAGCAATAGGAGGATTTACAACACGCATAGTGCAAGTGAATTTCGCATCATCTTTGTCTTGTGCTGATACATCCCAATCTTGAATCACAACATTTCCTAAATAAGAAATATCGCCAGTTACTGGAGTAGCTTTAACTAATTCAATAGCAATCACTGTCTTTGCGATGTGAGCAGCGTACAAAGCACTATAAGAGTTCTTTGTTGCAGTTCCAGTTTGCGTAATAGCAAAACCTTCACATTTGAAAGTCTGATCAAAATAAGGGCTGTACTGATGCAAGTTTCCTTCTTTAGAAGTTGCGTCAATTACCGGATTTTTACTTCCAAAGTCGCACTTAGTTAAAGCTGCAACAGGGATGTAAGTCGTACCGCCTGTAACATCCGCTTTAAGGATGTAGTCGCGACCTGAGATGTAGTTATCTGACATTGTTTTTTATTTTAAAGTTGTACAATACTATGTTCGTAACGCATCAACCTACGAAAGGTTGCTTCTGTGTTATTCATGCCTGTAAGTCTGTTTGAGCTTAATAGCGAAGTTCGTACTACTTGAAAATTGGGGCTTAAATTGGGCTGATTGTCTGAGTTGATTGCGGCTGCTACTAAATTAGCGTAATTATCTGCCGTACTAAAACCAAAGTTCGCATTTTTTATGCATATATCAATTAAAATATTAACTGTAAACATATACGCTCCTTTATCCATTTGTTGACTTGACTGGATTTCTCCAATTAAGATATAAGAGCCTTTCTCGGTTGATGGAGCGATACCGTCATAAACGGGCAATCCCAAACCTGAAAGAATGGTATAGTAAACGGGTGTTAAGTATTGAGATATATCTTTCATTTCATTAATACTTTTTTCAATCTTTCGATTAGTTCTGTTTTACGTTCAAAAAATGCTCTAAAGAAAAAAGGTTGTGGATAAAGATTTACTTTTCTTATTCCCTTTCCTTTGAACTGAGAAGCAAAAGCCTCTAATTCGGAATCAACCCAACTCTCTCCATAAAAAACTAATCCCCCAGTTCCAAACTCTACATAAGGCGCATATTCAACATCATTGTATAAATTATAATCTAAAGTGCCGTTTTTTCTAAATCCATTGCCGTTTCTTAAAACTCCTGTATTAACTGGAGTGAAAGTTTTCTGATCTGCATTGATATCAACAATAACTGATTGCATTTCCTTATCGGTGTTCTCAGTCATTTTTACTTGTCTTTCTTCCATCCGGCTTAGGATAGCTTCTAATCCTTTTATTTCAAAATTTATACTCATGCTTTAGCAAAACATAAAAGTTGAATGAATCGTCTTTTTGAATCTACATCTGAACTCTTGTGAACGATATAAGTA